ATTTGGGAATTTTCGAAGCCCCCGAACTAAAACGATGCCGCCGGGGTTTCGGGGTCGGGATGCTGACTGTCGCCGTCGCTCGACGCGAATCGTTGCATCATTCGATCCTTCCATCGTTCATGTCGCTCAGTTTGTCGTTGCTGGACGGCTTGCTTTGTGTGCGAGCCTTCCTCCTTGTGGATGCGTGCATGGCATTCATCGCAAAGGCTGAGCAGCCCATCCATCCCGCAGAACGCAAGCCTTCGCATCTCGTCCATCGAGGTTGCCGTTTCGATTGGTACGATGTGATGCACGCAGTGAGCACTTCGCACGATGCCTTGCTTCTCGCATTCCTGGCAAAGTGGATTGGCTCGCAGCTTCTGGATGCGAAGCTCCTGCCATTGCTTCGAGTTGTAGATGATGGCTTTGTCCTTCGCTTGCTTCGCGTTCTTACATCGCCAAGGTAGTCGCTTAGTCATCGGATGTCTTCCAGATTGTTGACACACCAAAGTATTTGATGCTGTCAGGGTTCTTCACTTCCCAACCTTGTTCGTCTGCCAATGATACAAGCGCAACCTTCACGATGTCGCTTGGCTTCTTGCACTTCACACGGAAGTGATGAAGGACTCGATGCACATCGTCGCGTGCCATGAAGAACATCTGCTCTTGCATCCGCTTGCGCTCTCGGTATAACGCACCCTCTGCTGCCATCTCCTCTGGCCACATATCTGGCCAAGTCTTCAACATACACGACACATATCCGTAGTGTTGGTTGTCCTCGTAGTTCTTGCAAAAGGTTGGCTTAACGTAGTAACTCATTATTGGAATCCTGTGTGTAGTTCGACTTGCGGTATCACTTTGCGCTGCTCAGACGGTGGAGTTGGAGTCCAGGGATCTGGGCAGTCGAGTTTGTAGATTGTAGTACCTATTCCCGTTACCTTCTTGTGTGCCTCGCCACGATGGACAAGGCTCAGCAGAGCCAACTCTTGAAGGTACATTCGTTTTGCGTCTGTCATATTGTATTATATTAGTTCGTCTTTGAATAGTGTGTCGTCGGTTGCCTCGTGTGTTCGCTTTGGCGGTGTGTCGTGGAAGTGTTGACCGAAGTCGCCACGTCCGGCATCCTCGAAGTCCTCCAGCAGTTCGCGCTTCTTTTCCTCGTCTTCCAGCTCTGCCACCACTTCAGTCAGCAGTTCCAGTATGCTCGCACACTCGCGGCACACGGCAATGAAGCGGAGCCGTTTGTAGAGTTGAGGGAATGTCAGACACATAAACCTTTCGAGTATCTGCTGAATGTTGAAGTTCTGCGTCCATTGTCCGAAGAATGGTTTCTCGACGTGCATCACTCGCACGCCTTTCTTACCGCCTTCGTCTGTTAGGTAGTAGGTCGCCTCGCTCACTTCTGGCTTTACGTTTGGGTCGCCAAGGTTGAAGTTCTTTTCCCAACCTATGGCGTGCTCGAAGATTGACATCACCTTCTCGCTTTCTGGCGTGAGGTTGTGGCGGTCATCCATATATCGCACAAAGCTGTCGCACACGTTCTGAAGCATTTGGTAGATTGTGATGCCTCGCTTCTTCAGTATGCGCATCAGCCGTCCGTAGCACCACAGGCTAATTTTACCGGCAACGCTTACATATTTTCCTTCATCATCTTGTTTCATTTCTCGCTCAAGTGTTTATTATTCGTAGTATCACATCGCCGCAGTCGGCTTTCGGACCGTCGGCTTCTATCCAGCATCCTTTCACAAGCTGGGTGTTTATGTTCATGTTGATATAGTCAAGTTCCTGAGCCTTCTCGCTCCATCGCTCAATGCCGTCACGATCTGGCCACAAGACTATCGGTCTGCCTGTCGCCATGAGTGGTGCGAGCCGTTCGACGGTCAGGTTTTGCATTCCAGCGCACGCCATCCATATTCCTGCCGCATTGTTACCGTAAGCAGCAGCCATGATGATTGCCGTCTTTTCGCTTTCAACGATATTGATTGGCGCGTTCGGCCATTTGTTCAAGAGGTGCTGACCGAACAGGCAATAACTTGCTCGCTCTTTGTTCTCGTCGAACGGGTTCTTGTTGGCTCGCTTCATAATGGCGTGGAGCCATGTCTGCGTGTACCTTCTGTATTTGTCCCTGTGTCCGTCGCTTAGATATTCCATCAGGTGAGCATTATGCAAGACGTTGTTCTCGTCCAGCTGCCACCATATTGTGTATTCGTGGTGCTGACCGAAGTAGTCGTAGTATTGGTGTCCGACATGATAGTCCTGAAGTGCCTCCTCAAGCCGAGCACGTTGGCATCCATCCCATTTCTGCTCACGAAGCCAGCTCACGAGGTTGTCGTGTGCAAGGTATTTGTAGTAGCCGATGTATTCAACAGGCCATGTTCGCTTTGGCAAGTCATTAGGGTTGACAAACATCTCGCGCGGCTTGGCAGGCTTTATGTTCTTGAATTTTTCCTTGTCGTAGTCCTCATCTATGTAGATGCCGTATTTCGTGGCAAGGTATCGCAGTGCGTCAGGATAGGATAGTTTCTCGTAGTCCATCAGGAACTTGATGCTGTCACCGCCAGCATTGCAGCTGAAGCACTTATAGACGTTGCCGCGTGGATATACTGAGAAGCTGCCCAGATTGTGGTCGTCGTGGAAAGGGCAAAGGCAAGTGTACCTGGCACCGATGCGCTTCAACGTAATGAAGTCGCTCATGACCTCGACGATGTTCGCCGCGTCCTTAATTTTCTGCTCGGTTAGTTTGTCTATCATGTCGTAAGTTGTTTTCATGCCGCAACGCGGCATATCTGTATGCTTTTTAATTTTTCAATGATGTTCGCGTGCGCGAGACACTGCGAAACGCTGTAACCAGCCCTCTCTGCCCGCGCCCATATCAGCGCAGGGCAGTGGGCTTGTTGCGGCGTGTAGAAGTTGCGCTTTGGGCAAGTTACCTCCAATATACCCTTATAAGGGGTATATTGGGCAAGTTGGGCAAGTTACTCAAAATCGAGCTCTGTTTGCTCATCTGTTGGAGGCTCAAATGGTAGTTCTTCAACTGGAGGGAATATGAGCGGGTTCAAGATGAACTTCGGATGTGTTTGCCCCTTCACCATCGTGTCTTGTGGTTGAATAACAACGTAGCGACTATTGAGTGCCACCTTCATGTTGTCATTCAGGGCAGGATTGTTCTTCACACCGCCTCGGTTCTTGAAGATGCTCTTTATTTGTTCCTTCGTGGCTGGCCATTGTATGTCGTCGCGTCCTTCGCTGAGCCATTGCTTTATGTTGTCTGGCTCGTCGTTCTGCGATGGTGCGCTGTTCAGTTGCTCTGGAACACCCCAACCAGTTATTGGCAACACTCTAAACTTCCAATCCGGCACGTCCCTTCCGCGAGCTTTGAGTTGCTTCACTGTGAATGTTGCCAAGCCTGTTGTCTCGTTCTTCTCTTTGCTCGTCCTGAAGATGTCGGTAACCTTTCTTTCGAGCATCGAACCAAGGTGCCCGACCAACTTGTCGGCTCCTGGATTTTGATGCACGAGGCACCACAGGCTTATGCCGTAGTGAGTGGCAGCTTGCATACACTTGTAGATGATTTCCTGACACTCTGTGTTGTTGTTGAAGTCGTTCACAACGTCGAGCAATCCGTCAATGAAGCAAACCGTAGGCTTGTATTCGTAGATTGCTTTCAAGGTCATTCTCCAGCGCATCACGGCACTGCTGACTTTCTTTTCGTCGCTCACAACCTCTCGAAGCATCAGCACAATAAAATCGTCATAATTGCGCTCTATTGGTCGCCCGCACATTGTCAGCACGCGGTTCTTCATTGCAATGGTGTTTGCCTCCTCCATCTCGGTATCAATGTAGAGCACTCGCGGCTCTGGTATTTCTTCCTCGAGTTCGTACTTCAGATTGCCGAACTCGCCGCAAAGTATTGCCGAAATGAATTGCGCCAGCGTCATCGTCTTTCCGTTGCCCGCCTGACCTGTCACAGCGTGAATGCCGCCCAGCGGAGCAAAGCCGATGCCGTTCCACGAGAGCGTGAATTTCGGTGCGCTGTATTGCTTGCTGAAGTCAAGCCGATATGTTGTCACGTCAACACCGAACCAGTTGTCCGCCGCAAGGAACGTTGGCACCTGCTCGCCCTGGTCAATTTGTGGTACTTTGTTCTCGTTCATGGTTCATAATTCCTTATATTAAATTTTTTGTAGCCGCGGCAGGATTCGAACCTGCGTACCTGAGTGTCATTTCTGCACCAAGCGATTTTACCATTTGCTTCTACGCGGCTTCCATTTTTACGCGCCCCGATTGCTCCGAGCACGTTATACTATTACACACCAGCCCTTCACGCAGTCTCATGGTTTCCCAACTATGCGCTACTTTCTGGTGTCATGCTTTCTTGTTCAGTAAGTCAAAGAGCTTTGCAATAGCAGTGAGCAGCAGAGTCACCCAGTCTCTATTCATTAACGTTCGCCATTTCTGGCAGGGCTTTACGACATGCTATTTAGTCGTGGAAGGTGCGGGAGTCGAACCCGCCTTATTTTGCAAAGTACACACGATTATTATTTTTGCCTTTCCGCTCGGCCAACCTTCCGTTTTGCTCCCGCATTGCGGGAGCTTGCAAACACATAATGTGGATAAATTCGGGAAGCAACTGCCACCGCTGTGGCGTGCCTTTTCTTGTCCCGTTTATTGTTCGTTCTTGGGTGGTTCTGGATCGCAGCCACGGATGCTCCAGGCAGCAATATCGTTGAACCACTTGCCGTTGTATTCTCTTGCGTCGATGCCAAATCGTACGCATACATTCTTGCCGATGAGTGAATCCCATTCCTTGTACCTACCCATCTCACCGTCTGCAATCTCGAACACCATCTTCCTCGGCCACGTTGCCACCTCTTCAACAAGGTATTGCCTACGCTCCCATTTCCCGTTTGCGGTTTCACCACTCCTGGTGGCTACACACCCTTTCAATGTTCCTATAAATTCCATTTATCTTTATTTATTGGTTTTGATTTCTTTTGTCAGCTCTTTCAGTTGTTGGTATGCAAGCCAGCCGCACGCAATGGCTCCGAACTTCGAGCATACAAACACACCGAACCACTTCAACATGCTGCCGTCTTCGTTTGGTTCAGCCATCAAAAGCACAAGTGCAACAATGCTACAAACAATAATCACCGCCAGTCTTGCCCAGCTCTTCAAAGTCTCCATCCGCTTGTAGAGTTGCGGAAAGGTGAGGCAAATGAATCGCTTCAGTATCAACCATCTCTTCAAAGTCTCTTTTTTCATAGTTTTATTATTTATTGGTTTTTATTTTGTTGTCCTTCTTACTCGGACGATATTGGCATTTATCCTTCCTCATAAAGTCCAGGCGACCTTCAATCACCATGCGTTGGATGTGGTTGCGTGGATATGCCCAGCTTGTAGAGTGACGGGTTCCGTCGGTTTCAACAATGCTTGCACGTTTCCTGCCAAGGCAGTCGCCATTTTCTTTGAGCCACGACATTGTGAACATCTGGAACTGCTCGCATAGCTGCTTTGCAGTCAGCCATCGCTCCTCATATTCCGACATAGCTCGGCTCATTGCCTCACTCACCGTGTCAATAATCTCGCGTCTCGTCCTTTCGTCCATTGTTAAAAGTTTATAAATCTTTATTCATTTTTATACGGTTTCGGGGAAATAGCCTTAACTTTGCTTTCCCTAACACGCAAATCGGCACTCTGTGTCGTAAGGCTATTTTTGTACCCGATTCCGTATTTTTGGTTTTCGAGTGCAAATATAGGATAATTCAGAATAAAATGGAATAATTTGGCGTAATTATTAACATATTTTAAGATAATAGGGGCTAATTATGGCTAATTTGGAAGAAAAAATCGAAAGAAATCGTCGTTTTATTGATGCAGTGGATTATCTCATCGAGACGCACGTCTTTGAGAGCCAAAAAGAGCTGTCCGAATATACGGGCATTATGGAGGCAACAATCTCAAATGTAAGACAAAACAGGAAGGGCGTATCAGACAAGACAATACGCAAACTTATCGAAAAATTCCCAAACGTTTTCGATATTAACTATTTCAAGATGAAGCCAGTCAGCATGATTCTTGAAAAAAAACAAACGAAAAAGTCAATCAGTCAAGAACAAGCAGATGCAATGCTCTTCAGGCAGACAGAACAAGAGAAAGAAATGGAGGAGCTTCGTCGGATGCTCAAAGCAACGCTTGAAAAGGTTGATTTGCTTACAGAAAAGCTCGACCAAGCCATTCGCCATCAGAAAGGAAGCGAGTACATTTTGTCACCTTCAAAAACCCTTGCAACCGCCGAAAATACCGACTCAGTTTTACCATCCAACACCTAACCTCGTAACAAATAAGCTATTATCAAACCCCATCCGGATCACTTTGTGGGTGTATGCAAATCGCTGAAAATAAGCGGAAAATACTGAAAAACAAGCACTTAGCGGTAAAACGGAAAAGGTTGAAAATAGCAGAAAAACGTAGAAAATCGCAAAAATGTTTTACCATTGTTTTACCACTCAAAAATGGGTGGTAAAACACAAAACGAAAAAACTATGATTACAGCTGCTATTGTTTATGACTTTCGGAAAAGAACTCCGAAAGACAAAGAAGGGCCACTTGAGGCTCGAGTGACTATTAACCGCCGTTCATATTATATACCTACGGGCGTGCGCGTATATGCTCATCAGTGGGCATTCGACAAAGTTGTGAACCACATCCATGCTGATGCGCTGAACAAGCGGCTCAGCATAATTGTTGACAAACTGATGGCTGCAGTCAATGAATCGCTCGAGAGCGGGCACGACATTGACATTGCACAAATAAAAAAGAATATATGGTCAACTGTTCAGTCGCAGACGGTGCTTGACTGGATGGATGGTGAGCTTCTGAAGCTCGGCGTTGGTATTGGCACCTATAAGCATTATAAGTCAGTCCTGAAGCGTTTGCGTGAGTATGGCGAGATTCAGTCCTGGGGCGATGTCACCGTCAACAATATATACAAGTTGGATGCGTGGCTCCGTCGCCTTCCTGGGCGTTGTTCTCGAATATCGGGTGGCGGTGTATATAATTATCACAAGTGCATCCGTGCGCTTCTGAGTCGTGCCGAGCGCGAGGAGTTGATTCCGTTCAACCCATACAGCCGTATGCGTGGCGTGTTCTCAAAAGGCGACCGTGAGAATACGGAATACTTGACGGAGGACGAAATGCAACTCATAATGAACTTTGCGCCAGCTCCTGGCTCATTTATGGAGAAAGCACGCGACCTTTTCATCTTCCAAATGTTCACTGGCTTGGCGTATGCTGATATGCAGGCATTCGACATAAGCGCATACAAGAAGATCGATGGCAAGTGGCGCATCATTGGTTCGCGCATAAAGACGGGGCAGCCTTTTGTGAATCAGTTGCTACCTCCAGCCGTCGAAGTTCTGGAGCGTTACGACATGAAGGTGCCGAAGATGACCAACCAAGTCTATAACAGAGAGCTGAAGCTCGTCGGCAAGGCTGCCGGCATTACGTTCCCGTTGCACTCACATCTTGCCCGCCATACTTTCGCTACCTATATGCTTCGCAACGGTGTAAAGATTGAAAACCTTGCCAAAATGCTCGGTCATACAAATATAAAGCAAACGCAACGCTATGCGAAGGTTCTGGCTGAGAGCGTGCATGAAGACTTCGACATGATTGAAAAAAAACTAAAAGTACCTAAAGAAAAAACTAAAAGTACCTAAAGAAAAAACTAAAAGTACCTAAAGAAAAAACTAAAAGTACCTAAAGAAAAAAAATAAATATATGAGACGACTGGTGTATTTCTTCGCCGCTATGGTGATGGTGATGTCTTGCAGCAAACAGCCTGAGCAAGTCGAGGAAAAGTGCGACGAGCCTGAAGAGTGTGGCGTGTATGACCTCAACAAGATGCAAGACGAAGGCAAGTGGAAAGGTCCACAATAAAAAAGAGCGGCACTATTTGTCGCTCTTTTCGTTTTCGATGTTTGCGTTCCATTCCATCATTTGCCGGCGCAGGTCTTCCGCTGTCTGTTGGCTGATTGGTGCCGATGGCTCCTTGTCCTTTTCCCAGCGAAATGGAAGCCACTCTGTGACTGTCTTTGCAGTTTGTCCTTTCGGGGCACCCATGCAATAATGCACGCAATATGCAATCAGTCGCGCTTGTTCCCAGCTTTGATGATAGCGTGCATAGTAGCCTCGCTCAATGCACAGAATGTCGCAATAACTGAGTTCGTAGAGGTATTCCTTTCTGTCATAGCCTATTTCGCCCACGAGCTTCGAGTAGCGGTCGTGAGCGGTCAGGCGTTTTTTGGGGCATCCTCTTCTTCAACTTCTGCTTGTTCCTTCTTCAGCTCTTCTGCCACTACCGCAGGAATGTCGTACCATGCAAGTCGCAGTTCGATGGTTGTCTTGAAGAGTTCGACAATTTCAGCAGGCTTAGCTTCGTAGAGCAAGTCTTCAGTCTTGACGGGTGCCTCTTCTCCTGTTCGCATGTAGGAAGCGAGTATGGCAGAAACAGCAAGGCGAATCAAGTCTTCTTGAGATTGAAAGTCAATGTCGCCGATGCTCTTGCCTGCCAGCTGCTCGAAGCCCGTCTCGGTTGCGGCACAATAGCGCAAGCGCACTTCTTTGCCGCAAAGTTGGATTGTTTTCTCGTTGGTCATAGTTCTGAGAGTTTAGATTGATTCAAGTTCGCCAAGGTAGGTCGCACCAATTATTGCCGTTGCTGGCAGGAATTGGTAGTCGTATGTTCCGTCAGTTTGCACATCTGGCATGTTATACCCCATATTTGCCACCCAGCTCTTCAAGCTGTCATAATCGTTTGCGGCTGTATATGAACTGCCAAGGTCGGTGATGCCCGTCACATGTCCACTTTCTGCCGATGGCGTGGTGCAGATGCCGTCGTGCGCAATCAAGAACAGCGTAGTGCCGTAGGTTTCATGTTCGGCTACTGCAACTGTGTAACTTGGTCCCGTAGTGGCGACTTTTGCGATGCCGACGTACGATCCGTAGTTCTTTGAGTTCACCCAGTCTTTGATTGATGGCGGAGCTTGGAACAAGTCGCCTACACCTTGGAATTGCGCATTTGCAACCGACGCTTGGCGGTTCTGTGCCTGGATGCTCAAATCGTTGAGCACGGCATATCCTGCAAGATTGATTTGCGAGTCAATACCGCCTCGGTTCTGACCACCTGTCGCATCCGATGTGCGCGAGAACAACAGAACGTAAGTCTTGCCGACTTCGAGTTCTTCGGTTTTCTTGGCATTTGTTTCGGTGTCGTCTGTAACAAGCGACTCAACCGATACATCCCAGTTTATGCCGACGGGTTCTTGCTTGGCAAAATCGCCCTCGCTGTCCTTTGTTGAAACGTCCTCAACGTCAAGCGCAAGATGCAGCGTGCATGAACGGCTCGCGGCAATGCAAGTTGGCGTTTGCACGTTCTGGTATGAGCTTGCTGGGTCACCTACCATTACGCGAAGGTTCTGTCCTTTTATTACACCCATATTTTTCCTCCTTTATTAAATAAGCCCCGCCCCGAAGGAGCAGGGCTTAATGGTTATACATGGCCACTAAATCAGCTAAGAGGTCCGGCTCCCGTGAATTGGCAGCTGATAGTGCTATTAGCTCGATTTTGGGCGGTCAAGGAAAAGTCAGACAGATAGGCTTCGCCGCTGCGCTTGATAGCGGAGTTCTGAGCAGTTCGGTTGTTGGTTCCGGCAGTTTGGTCGAACTCGAGCGTCACCTTTGTCTTGTTGAGAATTAGAGACATGAGGTCTTGTGGCAGTTCTCCGTTGGAACCGTTATCCACAAGCGTCACGAGGGAATCGGTTGAAGCGTCCCAGGAAAGCCCAACAACTTCCTGAACGTCCCAATCGGCATCGTCTTTAGTGCTCGCGCTTTCAAGAGCAGCCGATACGTGCAGCGTGCAGTTGGTCGCCATAGCTATGCACTTTGATGTACCCGAGCCGACTTTTACAAAGACACGAAGGTTCTGGCCTTTAATTACACCCATAGTTTATTCCTCCTGATTTTGAGTTTTGATTTTGATTTTTGCGTAGTGAGAGTCATCCGCAGTCTTGGCAGCGAGGCAGACGTAAGCCTGTCCTCCGAGCTCCTCAATCAGTGCGGCTGCGTCTTCCATGACTTGCTCGTGAGTTTCGGCAGTGAGAATGACTTCACCATTCTGCGTCAATTCGTCGAGCGGATTAGTTTTCTTCTTGCTCATCGTTGTAGATATATTTTGGCATTATTGCTTGATACACTACTGCCTGATGGTAACATGGCTTTTCCCAGTCCCAGTCAAGGCCTTGCGAAGATGGCGAGCCCTGTTGCAACGTTGGAATATCTTCCCCTTGCTCGTAGAGGCTTTCGATGTAGTTCTCTACGGCCTGACGAGCCATGCTGACGAGCTTGCTCACCTCCCAAGGACTGTTTGCAGCAACATCAATCGCAGCCATCACGTTGTCCTCTTCACCTTCCCACACATAGTCCTTCGTCGATTCGTTGGCTGTGAAGCCGTCGTCGGTGATGATTATGTTTGGCAGCTCGGTGTTGTCGGTTTCGTATGGCGGAACCTCGAAGCAAGTCGAGACAATACGATTGCCAATGAGAGCCATCAGCGTTTCGTCTGCCTTCAGCGCGTCGAATAGTATTTCTGCGAATGTTTTCATTGCTGCTTTTTGGTAAATGCTCCGGCGGTGTGAAGGCTTTTATCTCTCAGCACCGCCGAAGCGATCTGGAACTATGACCAGAAGATTAGTCGATGTCAGAAGAACTTGCAGGTTCAATCAACTTGATGAGCTTGAAGGCCTGTGGCTTGTGCGGAGTGTTAGCGTCGCCGCCATTCACGAGAGCCGACAAGTCAGTAAGAGAGTAGTCTGTGGACATACCCACGCTTACGCAGCCACGGTCAAAGTTTTCTTGGCTGGTTCCGTCGATGTTGAACCTCAGCTCACCATGCTGCTGCTCCTGGAGGTAGCCAAAGTGACCGATACCGATGTAGCGGTAGGTTGCATCCTTAGATGCTACACCGCTGGAGTTGATAGCATAGTCGATGTAAGGAGACACCTTCATGCGGTAGCCTACGCAGCGGCCATCCTGAACAACGGTGCGGTTGCTGTCGGTGGTGCCAGGGATGAGCTTGGTGAATGCCAAGTCAACCTCGGTTGTCTTGTCCATGATAACCTCTGGATCGCCTTCGAAGCCAAGGTCGTACATTTCGGCAATTTCCTTTGCGAGGTTCTTACCGATGTTTGCATCGAGAGTCAGCTCCTTGACAGTTACCTTTGCAAAAGGAGACTGCAACTTGGTATATTCACCATGTGCGTAAACGTGGAGCGCACGGAACATTGCCCAGCCCTTCTGGAACTTGAAGGTGAGGAATGCGATGATGTCGAATGCGGCGTTGTCGATAGCACGGAAGCTGACTGGAACGCTTGCAGCGACACGTTGGGGATAGCACTTGGTGTTGGCGAAGTCGAGAGCCTGCTCTGCCACCTTCGACACCTCACCTTCAACGGTGAACTTCACGTCGTTGATGCTGTAAGGGATGACCTGAGTGCCAGTCACACCAGTCAACATCACGAGGTCGTCGGGCAGTTCAATGCCTGGAACCTTGGTGTCGATGATTGGCTTAATCTCAACAGGAATCAAGCCACCTGCCTCCAGGTTAGCGGTCGCGTTCTGGTCGTCGCCAGTTGTGATGGCGTTGGCGAGGATGGTCGTTGCGTTGGCTGCACGCCTCTCGAGTCCGCAACTCTTAATTTCCTCACGCAGCTTCTTGCCTTTCTCTTCGCGTTCACGAATCTTGGCAAGCTCAACGTCGGATGCGAGAGCCTTTGCGCGGGTTGACAACTTAGCACTCTCGTCAATCAGAGAACGCTGTTCTTTTTGCTCATCGGCGGTCAACTCGCGGGTCTTGCTCACCTCGTCGAGTTCGTCGATACGATTCCAGCAAGCGACTTGACGCTCCTGAATCTGTGTCTTAGTCATTTCTTTCATTTCCTAAAACGTTTTAAGGGTTAAAAAATAAGTGATTCTAATTCTTGTTCTGTTCTCATTCGCTGGGCGCGATGATACAGGCGCATTGTTGCCATCTCGCGCTCATGCTCTTTTGCGGCTTCCTCCAGTTCGCGCTCTTCTTGTTCGCGCTTCTCCTGTTCAGCCTTTGCAGCGGCTTCCTCAGCCTTGCGCTTTGCCTCGTCATCGTCGCCACACTCGCGCTGTATCTGTGCTTCAATGGCAGCGTCAATGCGGTCGCTTGCCTCGCGTGTTGCAACTGATGTCTGCTCGTATGCCGGATGTGTAACGATGGCAACGTCGTATAAGCCTGTGATGCGCTTAACATGGCGCAGCCACACTTCCTTTCCGTTACGAGTTTCGCCTGTGCGCTCATAGCTCACGCCATTCTCGGTGTCCTGCCAGTCGTCCTCGAAAGCGAAGCTCATGCCGGTGATGTCACCACGACGCATCAGTTCGAGTGCATCGTTGGCGTTGTTTGTGTTTGGCAAGTCGCAGCGGCAACCTATCTTGTTCTCCCGCAATTCGAGCGAGAGTGTACCTTTGCCGTTACGACAGCGACCAAGCACGTCGGGGACCATGTTGGAGTGATTCAGGTTCAGGATGACATCCGAACGCTGCAAAAGGTCGTTGCTGATACAACCAGGCTCCAGCACCTCATAGACTTCGCGGCTTTCGCTCCAAGGTGTGAGATTCACTGAACGCACTCCGAATACGATTGGCGTTCCCTCAATGGTGCGACTCTCCGCTTGTCCTTCCTGCGGCTCACGAATCTGCAATCCGCAGTCCTCGATGGGGATGAATCTTGTCTGTTTCATATCTTTTTTTTTATTGTCTATATTTATCGCTCACAAACCCTTTCTGGGTTTACAGCGCGGCGTATGTGCTTCTTCTTCTGAATCTCTCTTTCGAGGGCTTCGATTTCCTCTCGTGTCGGGTTTGGTGTCATATCCATTGTCTTTTGCCGTTTTTAATTTGGCTTTTGCCATTTTCAAAATGGCTTTTGCCGATTTATTTTTGGCACGTGCCAGTTTTCGGTCGTCACGTGGCAGATTTTATTTGCCACGTCG